CCGGATCACGGTCTTCTAGGGATGCACTAGTGCTCCCTGGTTACGTTACGGAGATTACTCTATGCCTAGCTCATTCTCTGAAGTACCTAGTTTCAACGGTTATAATGTTGAAGCAAAGCGCCGAGAGAGGAGCTGGACAAATACGAGTAACTATCGCAACGTCCCTCGTGATGCCCTGCCAACGAATACCTACGTGGATAAAACCTACCAAGTCTATCAGACTTCGGGAGGTTCTCCATATAGGATATCCAGTAACGGGACTATCACGCTTGAGCGGAGCCAGCCTCTGCCGTTTACATCGTTTGTCATTTTCCAAGCCTTTCAATCGGGCTGGGATAGGGTCTACGATGTGCCGGCGGTTCTGGCATTACAAAACCGCTTGAAACTCGGATGTTTATCCGACGTGGCCGACCAAAAGATTAACCTCGCGGTTGCTCTTGCGGAAGGCCGCAAAACGGCAGATATGATCCTTGGGACCGCAAAACGGATCTCAAGGGCATATATGGCGTTTAAGAAAGGACGACTTCGTGATGTCGCCCGAGAACTTGACATCAGCCCAGGCCGGGTCCACAAGAACTGGCTTGCGTATAAGTACGGGTGGATGCCCCTACTTATGGATGTCAAGGGCGCGGCTGAGCATTTTGCTCAGACGCAAGTGGGTCGCCCAATTCGGTTTTCCGTGCAGAAGTCAGGCGTGCTCGAGCGTAGCTTGAACATGAATGGCCTCTACGGAATGTACGGATCGGGAGTCCAGACAACATATTACCGCGATATATCGTGGAAGTATGAGTGCCTGGTGAAAATGTGGTTGGAAATAACGAATCCAAACACATCGACCCTGCAACAGTTGGGTCTGACCAACCCCGCTCTAGTTGCATGGGAGCTGGTTCCCTTTTCATTCGTCTTCGACTGGTTTATTTCAGTCGGAGATTGGTGTAAGGGGTTGTCCGCTCTTCACGGTGTTACGGTACGCAAAGCCTTGGTCCGTGGTACTGCATCGGCGGATTGGACGCAAGTGTTGAAGCCTACAACTTACACCTCTGGTGTAGGAAGTGAGCGGACCACTTACGTCGATCCTGGATACAGTCTTCGGGTAAAAGGCCGAGAGTACTCTCGCACTGCTTTCGTTGCCGACGCATCGTCATTAACGCCGCCTAACAAGTGGGCTCAACTGTCAGAGAACCGTGAAAACGGTACTTTTGTCAAGCTGGTCACGAGTCTGGCGTTGTTGAAAACGGTGCACCGCTAGGGGTTTCCCTAGTAATTCGTTCCCACTGGGAACTTTTCTTCCTCCTCAGGAGAGTGTCTTATGGCAGCAGCTGCCGACCAAACCCTCAAGACCAACGCCGACGCCAACGTCACCTTCAATGTCTATTCGGTTTACCCGGATAGCGTGGAGTGGACGGAAAGCGGAGCAACGTCGATCTTGGGTACGTCTCGCCTCGTACTGAGTCGCAAGATTCCGGCGGACAAGACGAACGGTGTTTATCGCATCGGGGGCAAGCTCACGCGTCCCGTGGTCAACGCGACGACTGGAGCTCTGGACGGTACCGTAACTGGTACCTTCGAGATCCTGCGTCCGGCTAAACTGTCGGTTTCTGACGTCGACGAACTGGTTGCCCGCTTCAAGGCGGCAGTCGGTTTGGCGATCGTGAAATCGGCAGCCGAATCCGGCGCTATCCCCACCTAACAGGAGTACCATTATGACGTTCTCAAGCGATTTGAGACTCATCAGTGCGATGGCCCGTGGCCTCGCAACCAAGCTTGAAAATGTCCCCGTTCGAGGGACGATCAGCATGGATACGTCTATCGAGATTGCAGACTTGATTACTCTTGTCCGTAGTTTCGATTTTCGTCTGAACGCCATTGAAATTGAGGCCCGGCCATTAGATCGGCTGGACTTCGACGTCACTGGTAGCAATACCCCTGTGACTGTGAGGTTGGATGCTCTGGGTTCCGTGCAAACACGTTCGCCAAAAGCGGATGTGGGTGAATGGGATCCACCGCAAGGTTGTGGAAGGAATATGCTGGATCTTTGAAAGAAGGTCCAGTTGAATAACTCCACAACCATCTCATCCTGGAACGAGGAAAGGCCAAAGGCGGGTAACCGCCAGAAAGCGTTCCTCGGATCATTGAGCAGAACGCTCAGTGATTTCAGGGCTCGTCCCGAGCTACTGAATCAAGTTGCATCGGATCTGTTCTGTTCACTCAACACACCGGTCTCACTTACTTGTGAGATTTTGCTTCGTTACGGCGAACTCGAGCAACTCGTTCGAAAGGCCGTAAATCCCCTAGATTATACTTCAGCAGAGAGCTTCCGGCTAGATTATCAGGCCGTTAGTTTTCTAAAGAAGGCTCCCCTGAAGATAGCGGGAGTAGATCCGGAGGAGGCTGCAGTGGAGAAATTCATTGCAGCTGAAGCAGCGTGTCGGGAGACCAATCAGCGAATACGTAACTTCGTTTCCTGCCCCGAGAGGGTACCAGGGCCTATAAGGCGTGTCATTTCGACTGCCATGGGAAAAATCAACGAAGTGCTAGGTTCGCGGGTCAACTCCCGAGAGTGGATGGTAGCGTGTCGCTTCGGCCCCGGGGCATTTAACCACCCAAGGGTCAAGGGATTAACGTCCCTTTACGATAAGCTGCAGGTCCGCCCTTCCGTGACTCCTGACATGGAAGAGGTTGGGGCATCCCTGGTGACAGGCATGCCTCAGTGGGCGCGGTCTATAACTGATACTGAAACTCCGGGCTTCTGGCCCTTCGTTTCGGTGTCGGATTTAGATCGTGTTCCTGGCAACCGAGTAACTTTCGTCCCTAAAACCGCTGTCACTCATCGTGCGATAGCAATCGAACCCTTGTTAAACATTTATGCCCAACTAGGGCTAGGTGCGATCATGAGGAGGCGATTGAAGCGTTTCGGTGTAAACTTGGACGACCAAGGGCCTAACCAGCTCGGGGCTCGTCTAGGTGCATGTGATGGCTCTCTAGCGACCATCGATCTAAGTTCCGCTAGCGACACTGTTGCTAAGGAACTTGTTAGACTTCTCCTTCCTGAGGGGTGGTTTAGCGTCCTTGACTTGACCCGATCAAAAGTCGGATCTTTTCAAGGTAAGTGGCTCCGCTATGAGAAGTTCTCCAGTATGGGGAACGGTTACACATTCGAGCTCGAAAGCCTGATCTTCTGGGCTTTGACGGTTGGAGTGTGCTCGGAGTTGAACATTAGTGCCGAACAGGTACTGGTGTACGGCGACGATATAGTGATCCCAGTTGCCGCATTTGATTTGCTGGAGGAAGTCCTGACTTGGAGTGGATTCAGCCTTAACAAGGCGAAGTCTTTCCGATCAGGGCCATTCCGCGAATCTTGCGGTAAGGATTACTATGAGGGTTACGATGTCCGTCCGTTCTTTCAAACAGAACTACTTGAGAAGGCTGAAAGCCTATTTGCGTGTTGCAACGGTCTTCGGCTACTCGCTTCTCGTTGGTGTCGCCCTGTGGGGTGCGATCAGCGATTGCGAGCAGCTTGGAGCCGATGCTTCCGCGCAATGCCTCATTCGGTTACTCAGTCTCTTAAGGTCCCAGCTCACGCTGGGGTTACCGATGGAGTCATGAGTGACTGGGATGAAGCCCAAGTGTCTCCCTTCGTGCTGAATAAGCACGGATGGGAAGGCAGCTTTGGTCTCAAGTGGCAGGCGTCCCCGCAAGAGGGATCCGAGCCTAGTAATATGCTCGGTGTAGTAGCCAGTCTACTATATCGCTTGTCAGACGGTGGTAGATTTCAAGCTCAATTGCATGGTGCCCCCCGAGAGGGATGGCGCCAGTGGCTTTCTGAGCAAGATAGCTCCGTTTCTGCCTCTCCAAGGCAGGAACGGGGTGCAATCTACCGGTTACGGAATGGTGCCTTTTATGGCCCATGGACCGACCTAGGACCCTGGGTGTAACCCAGAGCTTTAGGTCGTTTGTGA